CTCTGGGTCCTTGGCGTCCTCTACACAGTCATCCCCCATGGCGACAACGCACTTTGGGTTAGAACCTGTCAAGACCGCCACGTGGGCTCTCTGATAGGAATTGGTGGAGGATGTAGGGTACGATCCACTCTTCATCACACCACCACCAAGCTGCTCATACATACTGCCATCGCTCAGCACAAACAAAGAGTGCTGAAGACAATGGTGGTGAACAGTCAACAGGTGGTGAAACAAAGCGCGACGCATTCCTGCATCCTGATCAGGTCGGAAGTTGACGAGCCGGACTCGCCGCTCAACATCAGCCCAGAACTGCCATGGTTTAACCGACATGTCCCAGCCACTGATGTCTGAGGAGGTTAACTCATCTCCGTCAACATACTGCTGATCAATCCATTCACAAAATCTACCGTGCATCTCATCCGTCGCGCCCATCCCTGGACGGGAAGGAATCTCATGCCAGTGCGCAATCTCTGTGGTGTTCTGTTGATTCATGAGTAGCCTTGCTACAACTTCATCAATTACTGACACACTTGCAATTAAACGCTCTCTCTTGCCCAACTTCTCCACAGTATGTGGTTCCATCTTAACAAAGAAACGAACAGGATCTACAAACCCACGAGTCACTAACTCCACTGGAGACAAAGACGTAAGCTCGGTCAAGGGAGTGGAAGTCCACAATGCCAGCCGTGCCATTACGGCAGACCTCAGCATGAGACGATTCACTCCCTCAATCAAGGGACCTTTCTTTGGTGACATTCGCAGGAGCGGATAACCTGAACTGGCATCCATCCTCACCGTGTTCAAGACACGATCAACTAACTCTTCTAGCACTTCCGGTTTATCCATGAGACTCAGAACTGCTGGCTCTCTAGACTTGGGATAAAACCCTTCTAACTTGTCTATGGCTTCAACAATCTTCTCTTTGGTCGGATCCACATGTGGCAGACGGGCTGCAGTCTGATTGAACAGACTGTTGCGCTCTACTGCCCCTCCTGTGTGTGGCCAGTGGTATTGGTTGATCCCTGGTAAAGTCGTGCTAACTTGAGCAAGCACTCCCTCTCCAGGGGGCTGAGAAGCTCCACCTCCTGGGATGACGTCTGTGTAGCCTGCAAACTTGAGTCCACGGGT